CTGTGGATTGGACGCCTTATAGTCCACTATAGTAAATGCGAACGATAATTTTGCATTTGAGGATTATGCACTAGCTGCATAGTCTGTCGGGGTTCGGGGAGTTCCTAGCAACAGAATACTCCCCACTTAATTCAAAAAAGGTATTGACATTTTCTATTTCTTGTGTTATACTTTGTTATAATAAGAATTCAAGTGAAAACTTGATGAGTTTGGTGGTTCTCTAAAAACTACCAATTTAAAAGTTGGAATGAGTTCAACTTATTTGTAATGTTAAGGAAAACATTTAAATGACTACTACTATCCAGACCGCTAAGGTCGCCCAGACCGCTAAGGTCGCCAATGCACTCGTCAATGGTGCAGAACTTACCGCAAAGCAGATTGCATCACGTTATGGTGTTAAGAATGTTCGTGCAGTAATTAGTAAGCTGCGTTCAGAGGGTTATTCAATCTTTCTGAATAAGCGCGTATCGTCTTTTGACGGCCAAACCTACATGAAGTATCGTGTTGGTACAGCACCACGGGCAGTTGTTGCTGCTGGCTACGCCGCTCTACGCACAGCGTAATTAGGTAGGGTTTTGGGGTTTCCTAGTAACAGAATAACCCCACTTTATACTAACGCACTAAGGCGAGTATGAAGTTGACTGATTCCTGCTTGGTATATCCAATGCCTTATGTGTCGCACAAAATAGGCATTGCCTTAATGGCGGAGTTGGTCGTTAAACATAAAAAAGGAGATAGTGTGTGAGTTTAGAAACCCTCGTAAGAAAATCATTTATTCCTTCCGGTTTGAGGAACACACGAAGGGTGATGCCTTAATACATCCGTGGGGGGTCACGGTTAACCCCCCAATTTATTGTATTATGAAAGATAACAATGATACCAATGGCTTTAATTACAACAAAAAACTTTACAATTGCAATTGAGAGTATTGCAAAAGAAAAGCATATCACTCATATGGATGCTGTTTTACATTATTGTGAACAAGAGGGTATTGAACCTGAGTCTGTCAGCTCTCTTATCTCAAAGGGTCTTAAAGAAAAGATCGAAGCAAACGCAAGAGACTTAAATTTTTTGCCGAGGCAAGCACAACTACCAATCTAGACAATGGAACCGATTGACGTTTATTTGATGTATTGTGCTATGAAGGCACATTTCAGTAAGAATGATTATGACTTCTTAACTTACAAAGGTAAAAGTCGTGTTCCCAGAAACTCGTTCTATAAACGTAAAGACAGATTTTTCTTTGTCAGGCTGTCCAAAAAATATGAAGACCACGAGGACATTAAGAACTATCTAGTTGCTAATTTCATTGTGGATAAAAAAGGTTATGTTGCAAATTTTAATGATGAAAATTATAAGATTTGGAAAGAGAAAAGAAACAATTTCTATAATATATTCACCGAAGAAATTCGCCCATTTGTAAATAATTTCAATCCAATATTTGAAGTAAAAAATTCTGAACACCCAATTATTTTAAAAGAATATCTTGGCAAAAGAGTATCCCTTGAAACTCTCATCATTCTAGATGAGCTTGTGGGATTCACTAAAACTTGGAACAATCGTATGTCAGAGGATTATATATGGTACGACCTTAAAAAACTTATGAAAAATTATAAAAGGTTCTTGACTATTGACAAGGGCCAGTATAGAATACAGTTATTGAAACTCATAGAGGAGTCTAGTAATGAGTAATAGTGAAGAACAGGGACGGAATGAGTCGTTCTTGGAAAATGAAGTTCAAGCGTTGACAAGTAAAGTAAAGGCACTTGAATGGGATTGCTCAGAGTTGCAGCAATCTAACTCTGAATTACAGGAGCGAGTTAAAAAGCTTGCATCTCGTCAACCGGCATGGCCAAAGGGATATCGTCCACAAAGACGCCAGACCCAAACCCAGAGTCGATAAATGGTTTGCCGGAGTAGCTCAGTTGGTAGCAGCAGTTGCCTTGTAAGCATCAGGTCAGGAGTTCGAATCTTCTCTCCGGCACCATTTACCAACTGACCTATAGATTTGCATTTTTATAAGTAGTTGTATGCATACACATCATAAAATACCAAAACATATGGGTGGAACAGATAGGCCAGAAAATCTTATTGAAGTTACTGTTGAAGAACATGCAGAACTCCACAGAGAACTGTATGAAAAATATGGTAAAAGACAAGATAAACTAGCTTGGTTGGCAATATCATCACAGATAGGCCAGGAAGAAATATGGATTGAGAGGTCTTCTATGGGTGGTGAGAATAATAAAGGTGTACCAAAATCACCAGAACATAGACGAAAGCTTTCTGAAGCGCTGGAAGGGCACTTTTTATCAGAGGAAAGAAGGGTTAATATTTCAAAGGCTATGATTGATAATAAAAATTCTAAAGGACATAGTTCACCAGAATATAAGAAAACTCAAAGTGTGGCTATGAAGGCCGCATGGGCAAAGCGAAAAGAAAAGAATAAGTGAAAGTAAAAATGATATCACATTCTACACCAGATAATATTATCGGTGTGGATGATGCACAGGAACTCATCGCATATTGTGCTAGAGTATCTAATCCTAGCAACCAGAACAATAAAGACACCAGTGAAAAACTAATTAAGTATCTTATCAAGCACAAGCACTGGTCGCCACTAGAGATGGTGAGCGCGTGTATTGAAATTGAGACAACCAGAGATATTGCACGACAGATTCTACGTCACCGTTCATTCTCGTTTCAAGAGTTCAGCCAACGATATGCTGACCCTGTAAAGGAACTTGATTTCATTCGGCGTGGAGCCAGACTACAAGACCCAAAGAATAGACAAAATTCTATTGATGCTGCATCTATTAATGTTCAAGATATGTGGGACATGAAACAACAAGAAGTAATAAAACTTTGCAAAGAAGTATATAAGTGGGCAATTGACGAAGGTATTGCAAAGGAACAAGCAAGAGCAGTTCTACCAGAAGGTATGACGGTATCTCGTATGTACATGAACGGTACACTTCGCTCATGGGTACACTACATTGACCTACGAAGTGCTAACGGTACACAGAAGGAACATCAGGATATTGCGATTGCATGTGCCCGTGAGATCACAAAGATTTTCCCCATCATGGAAGACATTAAGGAATGAATAAATCTCTTGTCATAGGCAATGGTGAATCCCGTGCATGGTTTAAACCATGTCGGCAACGTATACTTGATGATACGGTTACTACATGGGGCTGTAATGCAATCTATCGGGATGGGCATGTTCATAATCTAGTAGCAGTTGATTATGCTATGCAGCAGGAAATATATAATTCTGGTTATTGTTTAGATGACCCTGAGTATGGTGATATTAAGAATACTCATTTTGCGAATTGGAGCGTTGTTCCAGCAGAAGTAGCAGACATGATGTTTATGGGATATGACATTCCAGAGACATTTATTCATAGAAGTAAAAATAGAACAGACCAGTGTGTTATATCAGGTAAAGACCCTGTTACATTGCAAGAGAAAATTGAACTTGCTATTAAAATGAAACCCAACTTGGATATGGATGATTTACAACTAAAAATGAACAAGGATATTGGGATTTGGATTACCTATGTTGAACCATCTATGGATGATGTAGTTCCTATTGATTATCCTGTAGGTTGGTCAGCTGGTAACACCGCACTGCATCTTGCAAGTAAAAATGTAGAAGAGGTTTATCTTTTGGGATTTGATTTAAGCTCATATAATGAACCATTAAATAATATATACAAAGGCACAGATAATTATCTGCCTGCTGATGCAAAAGGGTTTAATCCTGATAATTGGTATAATCAAATGAGAGCAGTATTCAGAGAGTTTTCTTTATATGATACTAAGTTTTATTTGGTAGAATCAACTGCTAGATTTGATGAGGATAATGTGTTCTATATAACAAAGAACGAATTGTGTGAGGAGTTAAAAATAGTATGACCGGCGTACCTCTATTTCCAACAGGCCTAGTGAAACAATACCATACACCTAAACCCTTTATGGATAATTTAGATTTGTCTAAATTTACATTTGAAAAGTTCAAGGGACAAACTAAGCTTAGAACAGAGAAATTCAATAACATACTTCTTCAGCCTGAATTCCAAGAGATACGGGTTTGGGTAGAAAACTGTGCTAAGGATTTTCTGGATAATGTATTGCAAATGGAATATGAGGAATTCTTTCTTACAGAGAGCTGGTTGAACATCAGTGGTAAGGGTGGATATCAGAAGGTACATAATCATTCTAACTCTATTATTAGTGGAACTCTGTATTTGAAATCAGAAGAAAATCATCCACCTCTAGAATTCAAAAAGCAGAAGATGGAGTTTGAACCATTCATCTCATTAACAGAGCATTACAAAAAGGGTAATCCAAATACTGCAAATACTCTGGCGTTTCCCTGTACACAAAATTCAATGTTCGTGTTTAATTCATATTTGTATCACGGACATAGTGCAAGCCAAATTGAATCTGAAAGGATTGGGCTTGCATGGAATGGTCTTGTCAATTTCGTAGAAAAAGATAAGGACATATATAGAATCAAGTTTGTCAAAGAAGAAACTTGACTTTCTGTATAAATTACTATATACTTAATATATTAACATACGAAAACATATATTCACATAAGGAGATATAAAAATGTCGTTAGCTCAAATGAAGAAATCTAATTCTTTGGATCAACTGCTTGGTGCAGCACAGTCCGAAAATCAAACCCAAGAAAAGAAGTCCTATAAGGACGAGCGTTTGTGGAAGCCAGAACTTGATAAGACAGGTAATGGTTATGCAGTGCTTCGTTTTCTGCCCGCTGTAGAGGGTGAAAATATGCCTTGGGCAAAGCTTTGGAACCATGCATTTCAAGGTCCAACTGGTCAGTGGTATATTGAGAACTCTCTTACCACGCTTGGCAACAATGATCCTGTATCAGAGATGAACTCTGCATATTGGAACTCTGGTGTAGAGTCCGATAAGGAGATTGCTCGTCGTCAGAAGCGTAAGTTGCAGTATTACTCTAACATCTATGTTGTGAGTGATTCCAAACATCCTGAGAATGAGGGTAAGGTATTCCTCTTTCGGTATGGTAAGAAAATCTTTGATAAGCTTATGGAGTCGATGCAGCCTGCATTTGAGGATGAAACTCCCGTTAATCCTTTTGATTTTTGGCAAGGTGCGAATTTCAAGTTGAAGATTCGTAAGGTAGATGGTTATTGGAACTATGATAAGTCAGAGTTTGAAGCCTCTTCGGCATTGTTTGATAATGATGATGACATTGAGGAAGTATGGAAGAAGCAATATTCTCTTGATGATTTTACTGCTCCAACTAACTTCAAGTCATATGATGAATTGAAGACTCGTCTTAACATGGTTCTTGCTGGTACTACTACGGTAGGGAACGTGACAGCCTTGATGGAAGATGAACCTATGGCGGTTACTGTTACTCTTGATACAAAAGAGGAGCCTACTCCTACTGTAACGTCAAAGGCTACGACTGATGATGACGAGGATACGATAGATTATTTTCAGAAACTTGCTGAAGATAACTAATCGTTAAACTCTACTAAAATCCCCTCTGCGAAATCAGAGGGGATTTTTTTTATGCTGCAACATTGACTGCTCCAAGCAAAGGACTAGGATGAAACATTGGTGTTGAAGTTGAAGTCATATTTGATTGACTGTTATTAACTGTATTAACAGGTGCATTTACTATAGCTGGACCACCACTGCCCATGCCTTGCATACCTCTGTTTATTCCTGATGATAATATTTGTTCTGTCCTTTGAGCATTCATGACTTGGCCACTACCAGAAGGTAATATTAATTCTGGCCCCATTTCGCCGACCAGATAAGGTTTACCACCAGTAATTGCCCCTCCCATGGCCTTCTTATCAACCATTTCTTCATCTGAGGCGGTTACTGATCTAATTACACTGGCAAGTTTTTTACCAACATTATAACCAAACACAGAGAAGTCTGCTTTTTCTAAACTATCAGCAAGACCCTTCAGTGGATTACCAATATCAGGTAACATTTCTTTAAGATTATCAAATTTTTCACCTAAGTTAATACCAGTAAGACCTTCAAACTTTGCTGCAAGATTTGTACCTAGATTTGTTAGTTTAGTTTTAACTTCATCAAAACTAGGAAGTT